AGAAGGATGAGTTTTGTCAGAAAGTATTGAAGAAAAATTTTAATAACATACCAATAGAAAGTGAGGTTAGAAATGTCAAAGGAGATAGATACGCAGCAGATATTATTACAGGAGGATTCCCATGCCAACCATTCAGCGTTGCAGGAAAGAGAAAAGGAACAGATGATGACCGCTACCTCTGGGATGAAACTATTAGAGTCATCAGAGAGTGTAAACCTAGATGGTTCATTGGGGAAAATGTTGAAGGCATTATTAACATCTCCGAAGGTAAGGTCTTGCAGCAGATACAAAAAGATTTGGAAGCAGAGGGTTTCGAAGTCCAATGTGTTGTTATTCCAGCTTCAGGCATCGGTGCGTGGCATCAAAGGAAAAGGGTCTGGATTATTGCACACTCCAACAGCAACAGAGATAGGATTAAGATCACCGGCAGCAATGGAGAAGAGAAAGAAATACAGAGAGAGCATAGGGAGAAAGACAGTACCTCCTGGAAATTTATTAGAACAAATACAAATGATGTACCCAACTCCAACAGTAGGTTGCGAAGAGGGAGGGGAACAGAGCAAGAGAGTAGAGCAAACGAAGAGTGGAGGTTTTGTTTTGAGAAAGAAAAACAAACCCAACATGACATTCGGAGCAAAGCTATCGGATGCGATGTTATATTTGGAGAAACAAAAAACACTTCCAACACCAACAGCAAGGGATCACAAAGACATGGGGTATCAACCGACATGGAAACCAAGCAGGGACAAGTCATTACCGAGAGAAGTATTGAAGAACAACAAACCTGGTGGGAAGCTCAATCCAAACTTTGTCGAACACCTGATGGCATATCCTATGAATTGGACAAAGATAGAAAGAACAGAATAAAATCTTTAGGTAATTCTATTGTACCTCTTATTGCAAGAGAGTTAGGTTTAGCTATTATGAAAGCAGAACAAGATTAATGGCACGTTGGACTTACGCATTTTCTAATGGCAGCTACAACGATTGGCATAGGCAGTACGAGGGGATTGCTATGATAGATGTGGATAGTGTCGAGTGTTGTCCCCAATGCTACGAACCTTTGGCTATGATTGAAACGTGTTATGATAAAGGACAGAAATATAAGAGTACCACCCTCTTAAAAACCCTTGCTAGTCGGCTTCAGATACCTAGTTTTTTGGTATTCTATAAGAAAGTGGGTCAGGGTAGCCTAGCCTTTAGGATCAAACGTCTATGGCTCTCTAATGCAGAGTTTGAATTAATGAATGAGGATGAATGGGTAAGAGAATTATATCAATTGCAGCACGAACACAAACAACATTGTAAATATGAAACAAAAGTATGATCCACATATTAGAGTTAGGTTCGATCTCTTTGACGATCCACAGTTTAGAACCATTCCAAATAAGCATAAGGCACATTGTTTATGTGTGTTGATTTGTTTACTAAAGTTTGTCAATAATAAGACACTCCAATGTTATCCACGCAAAGCCACTATATCTAGTATGACAGGTCTATCTTATAGCACTATATACAGAGCCACAGTATGGCTAATACGTGTTAAGATAGTGTCTAAAAAAAGGCTACCGAGTACACTTCTCTATACAATAAACCCTAGATATATCGTGGGTTATAGAGAGAGTGGTCATATAGACAATAGGATAGGTCAGAGTGAACGGACTGAGTTGTCTGCTGGCTCACTATTAATAGAACATAACATTAATCTATCTAACATAACTAACTTAATAAAAGAAGTTGCTGATAAAGGAGGAGACCAATCTAAAATAGTTAGTGTCCTAAGTACCCTCCCCCGCAAGACCTTAATTAAAGCAATAGAAGATAAAGACAATCCATATTATTGTAGTCTAGCTCTTAAAGAACAAGATAGAAATGGTGTGAAGCTGGTGGATATACCAAGAAACATAGTAGATAATGTAAGAAAGAAAACCCATTTTGGTTATCAGAATGTGATACGTAAAAAGAAAGATTTAAATGACAGGAAGAATAAGTCAAAAGATTTATTGCGAAGCCATAGCAAAGACAAGTGGTAAGAGGTGTCGTTGTAAAGGCTATTATACACCCACTAACAATCGTTATCTTTGTATGTTCCATAATGGGTCAAAGTCTTGGGATAGTAAGACAAGAAAATACAAAGGACTTTTTAAGAATAATAAGGTACAACTACAAAAGAAGATTAACATATTAAAAAACCTAGTTAATTTTAGAAATAAAACTGATGAGCAAATCAAAGAGTATATCCTCAAAGAAGAAGAGCGATCTAGTTCTTTCGGATATAGAACAAAATACTATTCTCGAAACCATTTACGATGGAGGTCTGTCCATAGAAGTAGCAAGAGATTTAAAGATCAGCTTGATGAGTTTGCAGAAATACTTAGAAAGAAATCCAAAGTTCCAAGCTGAATTTAACAAGGCTCAAGAGGTAGGTATTAAAACTTTAGTTGAGAAGATGCTGCAAATATTTAATAGTGAGAATATGGATTTATCTCCAAACGAGCTGCTGTTTCTTCGTGAGCGAAAAGACTTTCTGAAATTTCTAGCTCCAAGATTGAGTTCTATATTCCAAGAGAAACAAAAGTTAGATGTACGTTCCGACAGTAAAATTCAAATTAGTTGGGAAGATAGTCCAGAATTAATTGATGTAAATGCTGAGAATATCTCAGCACCTACACCACCAAAGGATTAGTTGTTTGTGTTTAAACCTATATTTTCTAAATGTTTCTCAAATTCTTTTTGATCCATATTTTTAACTTCATTATTATAATGTTCGTATAATAATTCATTTACAAAATCTGTATCAGCACTTTCCATTTGAGATTTTACATAATCTTCTTTAGTCATCATTTTATATCCTTTTGTTTTTTGTTTAGTTGTTTGTTTTTATAATGAGTATATATAACACCTTGTACACTCAATATATTTAATAGAGTTAATCTAACTAACTCTGTTAAATTCTGTTCACCACTTGCTATCAAAGTATTTTGATAAGTGTCTTTGTAATTTTTCATCATGTTTTTTTTTCTCATCTTTATAATATTGATACCCAAACACTACAACAGCTACCAATATAATTAATATTAATTGCTTTTCACTTGTCATCATTCCCCCATTCATCACTTGTAGTTATTTCTACACAACTCTCACACAAAACTCTATTTGTTTTATTACAAGTAAAATATTCTTTTGTTTTATTTTCACAAATAAAACATGGCTTCTCGCTACTCATTTATCCCCCTTTGTTTGATTATCAATAAATAATTTAGCTTCTTCAATAGTTGCAAATTGATCAGCAGCTAAATCAAGTCCGTCTGGTGTCCAAACATTATAATAATTTATTTCATCATAACCCTCAGAACAATCATACACATAGTCTATTCTATATTTTTTATATTCAATCTGTTCCATTATTTATCCCCTTTCTTTTTTTGATCTCGTTCTTTTAGGAAGTCTATTACGTTTCCTGGAAGTAAGTGAGATCCATTAGTTGTAGGTATATCTTTAAATGTATTCAGCTCGTCAATCTTATCCTGAGCTTGTTGCATTGTGTCATTGATATTAAAATTAAAGTTATACTTATCTTTTAATATCTTTAAGACTGATACAAAGTATTTAGCTTTCATCTTTACCCTCCAATATTATATATGCAAATAATATATAAATTAAGATCATTGGTATTATCTCAAGTATAAACATTGTTTCCCCCTTGTTAAGTTTATATTAACCATTTTGGTTTATTATGCAACATCTTTCTCTTCATTGTCATTCAACCATTCATAAGCTACACCAATAAGTCTTTCATATATTGCTGTTCTTATCATATCGTGAACACCTGGATCAGTTGGTAATAAGCCATGATCATCAACATAAGCTAGACTAGGATCACTTGATAATGCTTCTATTAGATCGCTATTATATATAGGTATCCACCCATCCGCATATTCATGAATTAAATCGCTAGGATATTCATGTTCCAATATTTCTTTTTTATTGTCGTTTAGTTCTTCAATTAGATTTTTTTCTAATTGGTGCATTGTTGTTTTATCGCTCATTGTTTCCCCTTTGTTGTTTTTGTTGTCATAGCCAAATTGGTAAACTATTAGAAATATAAGTCAAGCAAATAATAAGTCCAAAATGGGTCAAGATATTAGTGTGATATAAATGCAACTGTGATAAATATACAACAATATGAGATATACTTATTTAATAAAGGATCAGCAAGGCAACCAGGAAACATTAAAAGCAATGAGTTATAAAAAATGTTTAAAGCAGCTAAACAATAAATATAAACCTGGCGAAGTTATTCAAGTTAAGTACACAAATAAAAAAGATCATGAGTTATTAAAATATGTAAAGATTAAAAGAGTGGAATAAGATCCTATTCTAATAATCAAACAACGTTTTATTTTCCCGCATATAGAGATCGGACAGTAGTATTGACCTATATATTAAAGCATTAATTGGTTTACTATTGATAGTCATAAGTTATCGTTAGTAATATTATCTAGATAACCCTCTAATTTTGTAAAGCTATACCCCCCCTATACCCCTAGATCGACCCGCCGATTAATATATATATATACATGGGACTCGAGGACACCCTTACACAGTCAGTCATCTACACACAGTTTCAGATGTAATTATCGCCATACCCCAAAAACAACCCACCATCTTATTCACCTTGCCAGACCTCCCTTTAAATTAAATAGTAATTACTATATGTAGTATGATATGTGGGACTACATACAAGATGATTTAACTTCAGTTGTTTTAATTGATGAAAAGACAAACACCTTAACCATTAAGATATATGGGTTAGGCAGCAAAGATAGTGCAGAGACTTTTGCACAATACACGATGAGCTTATTACAGTTTGATTATAATTCTACTGGCTATAGTATGCCTAGCAAGATGATACACTAGATATGGATATTAAAATACCTTACACTCCTAGAAAGCACCAAGCCTTCTTACATAATGAAATATCTAAACATAGATGGTCGGTATTGGTTTGTCATCGTAGGTTCGGCAAAACAGTATGTATGATCAATCACTTAATTAGGTCAGCACTATTGTCCAAAAACAAGAACCCAAGATATGCCTACATTTCGCCAACATTTAAACAAAGTAAATCAATCGCTTGGGATTACATGAAACAGTTTACAGCGAAAATACCTTACACCAAGTTTAATGAAACAGAGCTAAGGGTAGATTTACCCAATGGTGCAAGAATAACTTTGCTTGGGTCAGAAAACTCTGACGGGTTAAGGGGTATCTACCTAGATGGATGTGTGATTGATGAGTACGCAAATGTCAATGATAAACTCTTTCCTGAAATTATAAGACCAGCATTGTCAGATAGAAAAGGTTACTGCGTATTTATAGGTACACCACAAGGCATGAACAATAACTTTTATGAATTGTATCAACACGCACAAGGAGCAGAGGATTGGTTTAACTATAAAGCTAAAGCAAGTGAAACTAAGATTGTAGATAACGAAGAGTTAGTCAAGGCAAAAGAAGTAATGGGTGAGAAGAAGTATCTTCAAGAGTTTGAGTGCGATTGGATTGCGAATATTGAAGGATCTATTTACAATGATACATTAGTGAAGATGGAAGATCAAAAGCAATTAACTAGAGTACCTTATGATCCATCGTTGCCTGTGAATACAGCTTGGGACTTAGGAGTATCAGATCATAGTGCTATCATATTCTTTCAGCAGCTAGGTAGATCAATTAATATTATCGACTACCATGAAGAACGTGGACAAGGATTACCGCATTATATTCAGATGATTAAGGAGAAAGATTATGTCTACAAAGATCATTTCGCACCGCATGATATAGAAGTTACAGATTTTAGCAATGGTAAAACCAGGAGAGAGGTCGCCTATCAATTAGGTGTTAGATTTAAAGTCGTTCCTAAAATTCCATTAGAAGATGGTATACACGCAACCACAATGACCTTACCTCGATGTTGGATTGATACAGACCATTGCAAAAAGTTAATAGATGCGTTAAGACATTACCATCGGAAGTATATTGATAAAAATCGAATGTTCCGAAGTAAGCCTGTACACGATTGGTCGTCTCATGCGTGTGATGCAATGAGATACCTAGCGGTAGGTTTACAAGAAATTAATACTAGACAAGTTGCACCACAAAGTGTAGCAGATAACGAATACAGGATTATATAATTATGGGATCATTATTTTCACCAAAAATGCCGCCACTACCACCCGTTCAACCTTTGCCGACACCACCATCAACTGAAGTGTCTCAAGAAGAAAAAGATAGAATTGCAGCGGAACAAGCAGCGATAGAAAGAAAAAGAAAAGGTAGAAAATCAACTATCTTAACTGGACCTTTAGGTGTTGAGGAAGAAGCGGAAGTGCAAAAGAAAACTTTATTAGGATCGTAATTATGGGAGCAAATGGAGCAATGATTGGAAAACTTAAACGACCTGATACAGATTATAGTAATAAAAATGTAAGACTACAAACTAAAGATGGAAAAAAGTTTTCAATGGGTCCATCGGTTATTAGAGACAAACCTGAAGAATTAACGTATGCTAGAAGAGCTTATGTAAATCAAACTGGCAAAACTGATTTAACACCTGTAGAAAAAACAGGAGCTTTTAAAAAATTTACCAAAGCACAAAAAAGAAAATATTATAAATTAAATCCACAGGAAGCACCCGCAGAAGATTCAAACTTTACGCTTTCTAAAAGAACTTTATTAGGAGCATAATATGGGAAGTGTATTCAGACCACCTAAACCACCCGCACCTCCACCTGCACCACCCGCACCAACACAAGCAGAGGTGTCTCAAGTAACAGCAACTAGCATGGATGGATATGATTCAAGAAAAACAAAAGCGAGAGGAAGATCAATGACAATTATGACAGGACCTGGCGGAGTAGAAGATCAAACATTAACATTAGGTAGAAAAAGTTTATTAGGACAATAATGGCAAAAACAGATTTAACAAAAAAACTATTAACAAGATTTAGCAGACTAGCAGGTCAAAGACAAAACTGGGAAACCCATTGGCAAGAAGTAGCAGATTACATGATGCCAAGAAAATCAGACGTAACTAAAAAAAGAACTCGTGGCGATAAAAGAATGGAACTCATCTTTGATAGTTCTCCTTTACAAGCCTTAGAATTATTAGCAGCATCATTACATGGTATGCTTACAAATCCATCTACACCTTGGTTTACTTTAAGATTTAAACAAGACAATGTGGATCAAGAAGATGAAGCTAAACTG